CTTCTTCATATCATCATAATTCATTCGATGGAAAACGTCTCGTAAAGCAACTCGAGGTCGAACTCCAATACGCTGAATCAAAGCCTCATAAAGAAACATCAGCCGGTCATAAGCATCTGGGTTCGCTGCATACGTACCATAAGCATGCCCAATACATGACATCAGTACATCTATTGCGTCCCTAGAGCGAGTTTCCCTGCCCCAGATAGCTCGAATCATAAATTCCTGACTTTCTCGGAAAGGCAGGAAATCACACTGCCCCTCATCCTTGCAAGGATTCTCTATGAATTGATGTTTTAGGAAATTTGCACCCCGACGAGTAATAAATCCCATAAAAACATCGGATACAAAGGTAAGTCCGCTATATATGTCACGTATTGTCACTCCAAGATACTTCTGACACCACACAGCAAACCTTTCGACAGAAAACCAAATGGCTGCCAAACCCTCTCCTTTATTAGTTAGAAAATCATCCCCATAAACAACATTTCGGATAATATTATAAAGAACATCCTCAAGTTCAACCTGGATGTCTTCTGGTGCATTTATGAGCGTATGGATACAGAAGAGAATGAAGTACATTGCCATTACCCACGAGTCCATATGTGAGGTATTCCAGCAGCCGGAAGGAACCTGTCCTCTAACCCACCCCCAATTTGACCCAAATAAACGAGTTAGTCGACATATCATATTTTGCAGAAGCCAGCGAACTATCTTTTTCTTAAGCTCATAGTCTGGAGTACCAGGAACCTCATGAATGAGCATGGTACTGAAGTAAAGGTTAACAAAGAATTCCAGTACAGTTTGGTCAAAATTCTTTGCATCACCCTCATCAATCAATGGCTGTCTACAATTCTTCTTGTTTATTCCTAACATCTTAGCTAATTTGTCTACTCCACCTTTAGCATTGCAATGTCCGATAGCGATGGTCCATCCTCGTTCCTTATAATGTCGGACACGACATCCCATTTTTTCAGCATGCACAAACAAGGAACTTGGAATAACAAAGAGGCGACACTTATTCTTCCACGCATCATAATCGTCATCACTTAATTGCTTAAGCCAGGAAAAGAAATTTTCATTCTTTGGAGTCACATTCCAATACACAGGCGGCGCACTCCCTGTTCGCAACAAATCCAGGAGTGCATACATATCAGCCTCTAAAAGTTCTATTTTCTTTCCTTTAGCTGAAACAAAAATAGCATTTTCAAACCCTGGATCACTTATAGTGAAATGCTTATGCTTATTAAGTCCGGAACTAGCACCAAGATAAGTTTGTTTTACTGGTAAAAAGGAAATACGACTATGCTCAGTACCGAACTTATGGATACCCATCTTATGGTAAAGTAAATCCATAGCTTGCGGAACTAAAGGCCGAATTTCCTTATCAAAACAATCTGGAGGCTTATGAGTCGGACGGTTCATATTCAATACGGAATTAACAAATTTGCGAGGGAAAAGATTAGACATAGCTGCTGTTACGGGCATTCTTCCATTCACTTTCCCACAAGCCATACGCCAACTGGAAAATTTACGCAAAATCATATGACGAAGAGTAGGTATTGCTTCAGCAACTTTCCTATCTTCATACCACACTTCTGGGGAATATCTCTCCCACTTCTGCTGGAAGTGCGCAGTTCCTAAAGAATCTAAAACTGTCTCTTTTCGTAAATAAACTTCATATCTCTCCATATCTGGCCAAACATACTGGACCAAGTCCATTCGATCAACGAACTGGAAACCAAACGTCTTTCGCAAATAGCGTTCATCAGAGTCAAGAAGAGCAAGCTTAACAATATTGGAAAGGGGATAAAGCTCACGAGATTCCGGCCACCCATACGGCATGGTGTGAGGAACTCGGCAAGGCACAATAGAATTATTTTTCGCCATCGCCAACTTAACATACATCTCTTCAGGGTCACGCTCCTCCCGTCGTGGAATATCATTTTCTACTACGAAGCTGCTCGCTATAGCTAGCGAGCTGTCAAAGCATCGTTGATCAATATTTCCCTTGTCCGCTTTATGATTAAATCCCATAGTTACCGGGTGAATTCCTGATACATGCATGTAGCACTCACAGTCCGTATGATCACATTCAGGATCCTCCATTATTATCGAAAAGTAATCACTCATTCTCGAATGCGCGAAGAACCAATGTAATGCTGTATCCTTAAAAGCTGTAAAACGAGATAACCGCTGCAAAATAAATTTGAAAGAATAATCACCTGATATGGGGGTCGCAACCTTAAAACCGTCAAGCGCTATTATCGCAAGTATTCAATATGACAGGGAGTCCAACACCTGCCACACGCAGTTAGTATCTGTTAAGTAGG